CCACAGAGGATACGGGATGGTTCGCCAAGTCCGCCCGCCCGATGCAGCAGAAGATCGAGTTGCTGCGGGAGCAACTCAACCTCGCGCCGGGACAGATCGAGTCTTACATCGGCGGCAAGAGGGCCGCCGTGGAGTTCCACGACGCCCCGAAATTCAAGCCGCCTCGCGAACAGTTCCGCAAGCACGTCGATGTGGAAGCCGAAAGGGATGTCATGGAAGGCGTCATGGACGGGGTGAAGCAGCCCCTCAACGCCGAGCCTCCGCGTTCGAAGCCATTGCATAGGCAGTTCGATCCGAACATCAACGGCGACCCGGAATCCTTGCTCATGCAGCAAACGGTGCCGGGCATGCCGCTCATAGCGAGTGAAACGATGAAAAAACCAAAGGCCGCCCTGTTGAGGAAGGCCGACCATTACGACCGAGAGCATCAGGACAGACCGGCGTCTGAGGACTTCGCCAGCAAGGCGCAGACGGACGAGGATGAGGCCCGGCAGGCGTTTCTGAAGGAAGGCTATATACAACAGCTTGCCGCTGAAAGTCATAGCACCCCCGAGGAACTATGGAAGGAAATTGGGCAAGACTATGCGAATGAATATTTTGCCAGCAAGGGGAACCGGATTCCCCAGGATTGGCACGCCCAGAGGTAGGCTTAATCAAGTTTTCTAACTACGGCAGGATTAAGTAGTATGAGAAAAATTGATCTATTAGGACAGCGGTTTAGTCGGCTTGTAGTGGTTGGCGAACACCCGAAAAAAGACAAAAACGGGCAAGCACGGTGGGTCTGTAAGTGTGACTGCGGACAGGAAGTCATTTGTCTTGGAAACAATTTGCGAAGAGGGGGAACTAAAAGCTGCGGCTGTTTAATGAAAGAAGTAGCCAGAGAATGCATGGTTGCGCTTAGAGAATCCATCAACAAGCGTACGGAAGAGCAGCTAGTGGGCCAAACGTTCAATCGTTTAACTGTCATTCGTTTTCACAATTTTGATTCAAGTCAACAGGCAGCGAAGCTCTGGCTGTGCAAATGCGCATGCGGAAAAGAAGTAACCGTCCGAACGAACGCGTTGGTTACAGGTAGGACTAAAAGCTGCGGATGCTGGCGTAAAGAGAGTCGGATGTTAGAGCCCGGTATCGGAATGAGAAACCATCTGCTGCAAATCTACAAGGCGGCAGCTAAGCGTCGCGGGCATTCTTGGGAATTGGTGAACGAACAGTTTGATGTACTTACTCAAGGTGATTGTCACTACTGTGGCGAACCTCCGTCGGACAGGAAGCACTCTTCGAGATTCAACGGCGCATGCAGATGTAATGGCATTGATCGTAAGAACAACACGAAAGGCTACGTGTTTGAAAATTGTGTCTCGGCTTGTTGGAGTTGCAACCGAATGAAGGGAACCATGCCCTATGATAAGTTTATTGCCTTTCTTAGAAAGGCGGGTAAATTTCAGCTAGAAAAGCCAAATACCGCTTCTTTAAGTAGGGAAGCCCATGCCGTTTAAGAAAATCGCTACCGCCTCGCTTGTGGAGCCTCGATTGAACACCGGGGACTGGGAAAAGATGTACGGCAATCGTGCATTCCGCGGATGCCACATTGACAAAGATCATCCGTTTTGCAAGACCGCCTCCATGAAAAAGCAGGCGGATTCTAGCAAGTATCTTTTGAGCCACTGCACGATTATGAGTTCGGTCGCCGTAGAGGCTGATCCGTTCGATTTTCTTATCCGCCCGTCGTCCGCACACTTGGTCAATAATAATGATGACGCGTGGACCTCGGCCGTTTTGAAACTTTCTCACCGCAGCTTCGTCGGCGCTTTCAATTTCGTTGAGCACTTCCAAAATTCAAAATTCGCAAAAGGGCATATCCTGGATACAGTCTTGAGGAAGATAAGTTTAGGCCCTGATCCGGATGATTGGGTCTATTTCTGCGACATCCTCGTCGCCACCGATCTCACGCACGAGAAGCTCGTCAGCGACATCCGCGAGAGCAAGGTCCGCTACCTGAGCATGGGCTGCGTAACGGACCTCGTGATCTGCTCCTATTGCGGGGCGCACGTTACCGACGCCAGCACCTACTGCAACCACCTCCAGTTCCAGAAGGGCACGTTCCTCGCCGACGACGACGGCATCCCCCGCAGGATCGCCGAGCTTTGCGGCCACAAGACCATGCCCAACGGCGGCGTGAAGTTCGTGGAGGCGTCCTGGGTTGCCACCCCCGCCTTCCCCGGTGCCGCCAAGCGCAGCATCGTGTCGGAGGAGTGGGTCGGGCCGAAGACCCCCTACACCCAGAAACAAAGCGCTGCCAGGAGCGCATTTGCAATGACAGCCTCGGAAAATATGGCATCCGAGTACGCTAATATTTTGTTGGGCGCTGATCTTTATGGAGAACTCAGACGTTAATTAAAAACAACTACCAATACAGTATTTATTAATGGGGGTAGTTGTTATGCACCGATTGTTGGGTAAAAAGTTTGGTAAGCTGACGGTGATCTCAAAAGAGGGGTCAGAAAAGCATAGCGGAAGCAGCAATGCCATACTGTGGCGGGTTCGTTGCGACTGTGGAAATGAGTCTGTAGTTCGAAGTACGAACTTGGTGCAGGGGAGAGTTAAAAGTTGCGGCTGCCTGAGGGCAGAACAGATCAGCGAGCATCTGAAAAACGGCATTTTTTACGGTTATAAGTACAGCGCGGAAAAGAGAGGGTTGTGCTGGGGTCTTTCGCGAAACGACTTTGACAAACTAATTATAGCGGTTTGTCACTATTGCGGAAAACCTCCGGCCAGTAGAAAACAGCGGCTTAAGCATGCTTTTACTTACAACGGACTCGACCGCAAGAATAACAACGAGGGGTATGTGCCGGGCAACGTAGTGTCGTCCTGCTTTAGATGCAACAAAGCAAAAGGCACAATGCCACACGATGGGTTTTTAGAGCTAGTAGCGGAAATTTACTACTATCAGGCTGAAATTAAGAATACGGTTCCTACTATATAGAGGGGTTATGCCCAACTTAAAGCACGCATTAGCCGTTTTGAAGAAGAAGAGAGCGGACCTTGATGTGATCGACGACGAGCTATCCGGCATGCCGGAGATGGCCCTCGATGCGCCAATTGACGCTCCTACCAGCCCGGAGTTCGACATCCTAAGCGAAAAACGCGAGGAACTTGAGCAAGAGATCACCAAAATGCAGGAAGGTGTTCAACTTATCTCCGAATGGGAGAAGTTCAGAGACGGGCCGTGGTCCGAAGAGATCAAAACCATGCTCGGCGAGATCGACATCGAAATTACCGACATAGCTGGAGGCGAGCAAGCCCCGGTTGGTGACCTTTTGGGAGGCCCGGAAGCTCTGGGCATGGCTCCGGAACCCGCAGCGCCCCTCGCCCCCGAAGCCGCACCGATTCCAGAAGCCCCCGTGGCTCCTGAGGCAGCCCCCATTGAGGAGCCCGTGCTTGATGCGGCCCCCATCGGAGAACCTGTCCCGGCACCTGTCGAAGAGCCCGCAGCCCCCGTTGCAACCCCGATGGCAAGCGCAAAATCCCCAGTAAGCGAGAAAAACAGTTTTCAATCCCCTAATAGGAAGGGCAATTCCGGCCCTTCAAGCCTCAAAAAGGAAGGTTCTACCATGGCAACCCAGACCCCCAGCAAGCCGTCTTTGAAGGAAAAGCTTGCGGAAGTAAAGTCGAAGCGCGAAGCGATCAAGAAAGAAGCGCAACAGCGCGTCGCTGCCGCTTGGACCATCGCCAAGACGATGCTGCCTTCAGCGCCAGCGGAGGTACAGAAGAGTGCCGCCGCGAATCTGCTCCAGAACCCGACCCCGGTTCTGAATGCCATGCTCCGCCAGACGGCGAAGAATGCGCACTATTCGAAGGTCGCCGAGACCTTCAAGCAAGTCCACAAGGTCGAAATGAACGATCTCCTCGAAGACCCCTCCATTCTGAAGTCGGAAAAGGCATCGATCAAATCCGAACTCAACGGCGAAGCGAAGGCTGCCGCCAAGGTCGCGGACGACCGCAAGGATGCCGGTCCCCAAGTCGAAACTTACAATGACGGGCGCGGATGCGGCGGCGGCACCCACTCCGAGCCGAAGGAAATGGACGCTGGCTCCGGCAAGTCGCAGACGGAAGCGGCGAACCGCCCGGCGAACACGATCAACAAATCCGAGGGCGAAGGCAAGGGCAAGGAAGCTTCGAAGGCCGCCGCCGCTCCAGCCGCCAAGGACGCTGGCGTGAAGAAGGACGAGAAGAAGGACGAGAAGAAAAAGGAAAAGAAGGCGGACGCCGAGAAGTGCGCGGAATGCGCAAAGCTGGCGGACGGCGAGAAGTGCGCCAAGTGCGGCGCAGCCAAGACCGCGGACGATCCCGCGGTAGGCATCACGGACGCTCCTCCGGCGGAAGGCGCGGAAGCCCCGATCGGGGACGTTCCCCCGACAGACGAAGGCGCAATCGAGCCTCCGGCCGAGCTACCTCCAGCGGAGGAAGCCCCGGTGGAAGACAATGCCGCGGAAGTCCTCAGCGACGAGAAGAAGATGGTCGTCGAGGAAAAGATCGAAGAAGCCCAGGAAGCCATCAGCGCCCTTGAGAAGGAAATTCTCGAAGAGAACGTCGAGGGCGAAGAGCTTGACTATTCGCAGATTTTCAACGAAGACGAGATGGAAGACAAGGTCTCCTCGCTGGCGAATGAGGGCGACGAGCACACCGCCGGGAACGGCGAGGAGTTCTTCGCGCCGTCCGCGGCCGAGAGCCTTGAAGCCTCCCTTGACGACACCCAGATCGCGTCGATGGAAGACTTCTTCTCCCTCAAGGGCTCGGACTCCGATCCCCTTGCCCGCCTGATCGCTGGCGAAATCCGCACCGCAGCCGAAGTCGCGGGGATGGAAGTCATCCCGTCGTTCACAGGCGAGGCGGCCAAGAAGTTCGAATCCGACACCGCTACCGGCGAGAGCCGCGACAACGAGCAGGATCACGAAGGCGATCTGTTCGCCGAAGCGATCGAGAACCAGCAAGCCGAAGAGGGCGGGTTCAAGCGCGTGAAGCAGGACGAGACCAACGAACTGCAAGAGCCCAAGGCAGCCGCCAAGAAGGAAACTCCGGTGATCAAGAAGCTGAAGCCCGTGGTTGCCTCCGAGAAGAAGCCGATCGACATCGCATCCGCATTGCTCGGCAACGACGAGTTTTAACTCTAAACCTAAACCTAACACTACTGAGAAGCCCCGGTTGAAAGATCGGGGCTTTTTATTTGCCTATTCGTTCCCTAAGTGAGGAACCATGCCAGGCATCATTCTTTCCCTGAAAATGGGTCCGACGAGAATCGTTACCGGCCCGTATCTGAACATACTGGACGGGCACCGGGCGATCCTGGCCGTGACCGGAATCCTCGCCAAGGTGCAGACAACCGTGCTGTTCGGCAACGACCTTTTCGTGGTCGGCTGGACCAGCAACCTCGACGAGCCGACCTGCTTCAAGAATTTCCTGATGACCTATGCTAACCGTTCGGAGGAGTGGGCGCAGTTGTCCCAGATACCGCCGCCGCCAACGGCATTTTCCGCGGCCCGCATGCTGATGATGGGGGTCAACCCCATCCCGCCGCCCCCGGTCGCCAAGGGCAAGATCACGCTGTTGAACGCCGGGTACGAGCCGGTGCAAGGATATTGGATCGAGTTCCTCGGCAACTACTTCCTGCATTTCCCCCTGTTCAAGGACTGGTTGAACGTCATCCGGGACGGCCCCGACTACAAGGGGTTCCGGCCGTCCGAGAACAATCCGGGCACGCCAAAGTCGGGCTGCTAGTTGAGGGGGCTGTTTTCCCAGCGCCGTACAGTCTGCAACGGCAGGCTATGCGTGTTTGCGAATTCTTGGGCAGAACCACTCCAAGACTCAAATTCTTGCCGCCTAGCGCCGTAATTCAAACAGCTTCGCCGATGTCCGCCATAAACGCCCGGCTTTACCTGCTTGAAGTCTCGACCGCAATCCGGGCACACGAAATCATGCAGTTGTGATGCACTGGGGGTCTTGCGGTGCTCGTGGGCGCAGTCTCGGCAATAATTCGCCCGGCCAAGCCGTGCTTTGCGTTCTACATTGAAAGCGTCCAACAACTTTTCCTTGCCGCACTTGCCGCATCGCTTGACCTTCATACTCGTCAAGACAACAAACGGACGGACAGAAACTTCCTTGTCTTTGTAATGCAGGCAGAAGCGGCGATGGCCGCCGAATTCCCCCTTGGTAACCCGCTTGAATTCTTGTCCGCAGTACAGGCATTTTCGATCCCGGAGTTTTGAGTTCTCGACCGCATTTACTTTCGTTGCGATGCCGGATTGCCGTCTTCGGCGCTGCCGCGTCCATGGCTGTTTCTGGGCCAGCCTCCCCCGCTTCAGAACCGCAGCATATTCGGGCAAGGAACTTGCATTAATATCCGTGTGATCCACTCTCGCCATCAGAAAAAAGGCCCTTTGGAATGCTCTGCAATCGGGGGCGCAGACGGCCAGCCAATAGTGGGCATAGAGATGGCTGGCAACAGAAATCCGGACAATGTTGCTCGGATGGGTTTTATACTCCGGAAATTCCGTCTTCGGCAATATGTGATGACGTTCGCCATGCTCATCGCACGAGCAAGATTCGAGAAAACCAAAATATCTTGTGAAATCCGTGTCTGGGACTTTGGCCTGCAAGACCCCTTTGAGGTGGCTATCTATTTGCATATCTATATAATACCCCAAAAAGTGCCAAAACGACAAAATCGTTAGTTTTGAGAAAAATGATTTTTCTCAATCCTTCATTGAACGTGTTCTTCTATAGTCCTACCCTCTCCCAAAAGAGGCCGGATTGGAGGGGCAAATTAAACGTTCAAGTTTCAACTTTAACTGGAGAAACCAACCAATATGTCACTAAAACTGACCTAAACGTAATGGGTCTCCTTGGCGGAATCCAAGGGAAAACAACCTTCTCTGATTGACTTGAACGCTGAAACGCCAACAAGGGGCAAGCCGAAAGGCAGCCTGAGAGACTAAGTGAGAGGGCACCCAGACCGGGTGATGCGATAGTCCGAACATTACGGGAATAAAAACCGTGAGAGATAGGCAGAAATGACCTGTCCCAGCAACGCTGGTAACAAATGCCCCTCAAAATGATTACGGGCAAAATGACAGCGTGAACGTTACGCCTGCCATCGCGCTCTCTGGCGATCCGGGAACCGACCAACAGAGCCTCACAACCGCTGGCTATCTTGGCGGCACAATCGTTGCCTTGACCTCTACCGTAACTGGGTACTCAGGCAACGGTGCCACCTATGTGATCCAGACCGCTAATGAGCCTGCATTCGGTACTATCGGCAACATCGTCCCCTGTGACCGTGCTGCTGCAAGCACCGTTGGCCATGTCCCGTTCGCAACCCTACTCAATGGTCCCGGCGAATTTGCTGGAGCCATCGGCCCATCCGGTTCCAAGAAAGCCCCTGTTGTCCGCGCCCTGTGGCAAGGCAACGTGGACTCTCAAGCCTATGGCGGAACCACCACCAACTTCGCAGTTGGATCGTACGTCTATTGCGGTGGCAGCACTGCCAAGCGCGCTGGATTGTACGTTTCCATCACCGACTCCGAGGGTAGCAATGACGGCGGCACAGGTGTCGCAGTTCCCGTCGGCATTTGCACCCACGTTCCAACCAGCGGCGAGCCTTGGCTCGGCGTTGCGAGCTTGCTCTAAAGGGAGACTAGGAAACTACTATGGCTAATCTATCTCGCACACAACAGCAAACCGCAATGCTCGGTCAGCTTCTCAAGACCGCTGGCGGCCGCCAGAAGCTCGCTGCTTCTCTCGGTCCTTCCCTCCGTCGCCGTCGCGACTACATGAGTATCGCCCGCAAGGCGCTCATGGTCGAAACGCTGCCGGATGGCGCATTGCCCATCTACGACAAGGAATTTGACACTTCCGCGATGACGGTCGGCTCAACGCCGGGCTCGTCCTTCGTGGAAGCATTCGTCGTCGGCGAAGAGGGCGGGGACATCGTCCGCGTCACCAAGCCGAAGCGTGTCACTGTTCCCACCTTCGAAATCGTCTCCAACCCGATGATTCCGATCACCCAGATCAAGGAACGCAGGTTCGATCTCGTCGCCCGCTCGCTCAACTTGGCTAAGGCCGAAGTTGGCGCGCAGGAAGACGGATACGTCTTCGGGCTCTTTGACGCCGTGGCTACCGCCGCCAACGCAAAGTCGGCCAACGACCCGGTTTACAACGTGAGCATCGCCATCAACGCCCCCATCGACATCAACTCGATGGCAGACGGTTTTGGGCAGGTGCAGCGCCACGACCTCTCGGTGGCATTCGTCTTCTTCAACCCCCGCGACTACACGGACCTGTTGAAGTGGACCCAACAGAACATCGACAGGGAAACTCAGCGCAAGCTGCTCAAGACAGGTGTCATGGGCTATCTCTGGGGCGCAACGCTCCTCCAGTCCCGTAAGGTCGGCTACGGCTCGATCTACATCCTGGCGGACGCCGAGTTCCTCGGTGTGATCCCCGAACGTATTCCTCTGACAGTCATGTCGGCGGATCGTCCGGACCTTCGTCAAATAGGATTTAGCATATTTGAAAACCTCGGCTTCCTCGTCTTCAACCCAAGTGGCATTCAGGCGCTTCACGTCAACGGACGCTACGCTTCGACTGCCAACGTCGGGGAAAACTAAGTTCCTTAGTTTTCAACGATTTAACTTCAAAACGGCTGACCTTAAAAAGTCAGCCGTTTTCTTTTGCCCGTGAATAAATCCTCGCTACTTTCTCCTTGACACAAACTTTGTTCTAGTCTATACTTATTTCATGAAAGGCCGGGTATTATAGACCATGGACATACGAGAACAACTGTTATCCCTATTCCCTGATCCGATTTGGACGGACGTTTATTTGACGTTCATCGAACAAGCTCTGTCGCCGCGAGAACACCCCTCAATGGGCCGCTGCCACCACCATCACATTTTGCCCCGTGCCATGTTTCCCGAATTCGTCTCCTTAAAGAAGCATCCATGGAATTGCAAGCCTTTGTCTCCCGCCGACCACCTTGTCGCCCACTACTATCTGTATCGGGCGCTGCCCAAACATCCCGTCGCTTATTTGTCTTTCCTCAAGATGTGCAGTCACAGTCGTTTCAATCTGCTTGCTCAAAGCGGATATGACGAAGCTTTGCTGCGGGAAATATCTAGTGCGTTTGCAAGAATGTGCGCGAAGCTGGATTCCATCGACGGATGGCTGCACGTCTACAAAGGAAAGAGTTCCCGCACCATCATTCCCGCAAACCAGCTTCAACGCTATTTGGATTCGGGTTGGACGCAGACCGCCCCTCCCCGGCAATGGGTCTTCAGGGGTTCTGAGTCTTACCGTGTGCCAACCAAGGAAGTTCCCGCCTATCTTGAACAGGGATACCAGATAGGTAGGGCGCAATTCCATACCAAAGAGTCACGCAGAGCTATCAGGAAGAAAACAACGCAGCGTCACGAAGAAGAAAAAGCCAAAGGTGACAATGCTTATTCTTATATGCCGCGCGGCGAAGAACACTGGCTGCACGGCAAGGAACGGGACGAGAAGACCAAAGGCAAAATCCGCAAGAAATTGACTGGTATTCCTAAACCCCCCGAACATCCGGTACATCAAGGTCTCGCCAAAGGCAAGCATTGGAATTGGTCCGAGGAAGCCAAGCAAAAACTAAAGGATTCTGGTGCCCGCCTTGGTGAAAACAACCCATGGTATGGAACATTGGGACCGATGGGCGGCAAATTTCATTCCGAGGAAACGAAGGAAAAAATGTCCGAGTCGCACAAGGAATTCTACACCGCTAATCCCAACGCCGTGGCTGCGCTTGATGCCGCCCGCCCGCGTAGGGAACAGCATTGGACATACGGCAAGGAACGGGACGCCGCAACCCGTGACAAAATATCCCGGTCCCTTGAAGGCAAAACACAGTCGGAAGCGACCAAGCTCAAGCGTTCCGAGAGCTTGAAAGCGTTTCACGCCAAGAAGAAAGCCGACAAAACGGTCAATTTCAGTATCTAAGTAGGGGAAGGTCCGAGCGTGCAAAAATCCTTTGTAGTCAAATCTTCCATCAATTTCGCAAATTTCGGGTTCTTCGTGCGCGTCGGCGACATACTGGTCCACGACACGGCGAACGGGAACAAGCTGACCGTGTATCGGAACGGGGAGATCGTCAAAGCAATTACCCAGACGGCCCTCGGCATGGCCGCGCTGCTCAAGCAGGGCTTCGTCTCCGAATTGCTGGTCTCCCAGCGCCCCGCCGCCGTTCCGGCGTCTCCCAGAGCCCCCGAAGCCCCAAGGAAGGCTACTCCAGCCCCCGTGCCGGAGTTCAAGCAGAAGGACGCCGTGCCCGAAAAGGAAGCCCGCAAGGAAGCCAAGAAGCCGCCCAAGGCGGCACCCAAGGAGCCGGAGCCCCGGCCGGAAGCCGAGAAGGAACCGGAGAAGGGTGCGGACCTGTAAAAGCATCCCTTGGGTTGTTGATCATTGCAACACGTGCCATCGCTGGCTGGACACCCACAATGCCGTTATGAACCTCGGCAAGCACGGGCGTGGCACGATTTCGTGCTGTTGCCTAGCGTACCGCCTGCTTTATCCCGGCGGCGAACAGGTTCCCGGCGCAGAGGCTCTGTGTGCGGGGGACATCGTGCGGATTGAAGGCGAACCCGAAGTTTACCACCTACGCCAATAGCCATGCGAACTCCCCGGAAAACCCAATGGGCTCACACCGCAAGCAAATGCGACGGCCGTTGTTGGTACTGCGGGCATTTTCCCGATCCCGACGACCTCACGGTGGACCATGCCCTTCCCCGCTCCCGCGGCGGGAAGAATCGCGATAATAATCTGCTTCCCGCCTGCAACCGCTGCAACAATGTGAAGGGCAGCCGAACGGTTTCCGGGTACCGGAAATTCTGCAAGGTGACTGTCATCCGCAGGGCCATCGTGATGGGCCTCTACGCCGGGGACCTAAGTCGAATCAAGATCGTGTTTTACGGGGAAGGCAACGCCAATCCTTGGAGCTTCTGAAAGTATTTATCTACCGAACCTTATTGTAGGGGCTTCGGTGTGCTGATTTATAAGATCACCAACAAAATAAACGGCAAAGTCTATATCGGGAAGACAACGACCTCGCTATCCAAACGATGGAAATGGCATCGCAACGCTGCTAACCAAGGCGGTCAATTCCATTTCGCCCGCGCCATTCGTAAGTACGGTCCCAAAGCGTTCACACGAGAGGTGATCTATCACGCTAAGGACGTTGATGAATTGGCGAAAATGGAGACTCATTTCATCCTTTCGCACCAATCCCATGAACCAGAAAAAGGCTACAATATGACGCTTGGCGGTGAGGGTGCGTCTCTTGTGACTGAAGAAACGCGTCGTAGAATGAGCGAAGTTCGCCTTGGAAAAAAGCTTTCTGAGGAACATTGCAGGCACATCGGAGATTCGAAACGAGGATCAAATAGTCCCCATTGGGGCAAGCCACGTAGTGAAGAGACTCGACGTAAGATAGGGGAAGCCCAACGAGGCAAGAAACTTTCCGCAGAACATCGCGAAAAAATCAGATATGCACATCAAGGCAAGGTACTTTCAGAAGAGCATCGACACAAGTTGAGCGAGGCGCATAAAGGGCTGGAGTTCTCTGAGATTCACTGTCAAAACTTGAGCAAGGCTTTATCAGGAGAAAGCAACCCCAGCTACGGAAAAAGGTGGATTCATCGCGAAACTGAGACAATGATGGTGCCCACCAGTCTTTTGAATGCCTATATAGAGCAGGGCTGGCAACTGGGACGGGTGTCTTAATGGACGGCTTTTTCATCACAATTCCTGTGGTTTTGGCGGACAAACACCCACATGTAAAAACGGCCATTACGCTACCCGAAATTATCCGGAGTACAAATGCGTTTAGTCTCAAGTATCGCCCCGGCTGTACGCCAAAGCTGCTGGACTCAAATCCCAAGGCGCTGTTCCTCCACTACAATGTGAAATGCAACAAGAAAGACAGCGACCCCGCCGGCCACGACGTGCGCATCCAGTTCGACGTGACGAAGGTGCAGGAGTCCCAGAAGGCGGCGGACCTCGACGTTCAGGTCAGTTGTTCGTGCCCGGCATTTTTGTACTGGGGGGCGCAGTGGAACCTCCACCAGCAGGACGGGCTGCTCGGCACGCCGCGCCCGAAGCTCGTCGCCCCGACCGAGCGCCTCGACCTCCGGGCGAACTACGTGATCTGCAAGCACGTCCACTCGGTCTTCGAGCGCATCCTGCCGTCCGTGCAGCACAACATCGTGAAAATATTGCGCGAGCGGGAAATCCAGCGCCACAAGGACGAGGAACGCAAGACCCCGGAGCGCCTCAGGAAGAAGCAGGACGAGATGCGCCGGAAGTACGAACTGGAGAAAATCCGGAAGATCAAGGACAAGAAGGTCAGGGACAAGCTGCTCAAGGAACTGGAGGGCGGGGAGCAGGCCCGCCTCTTGCACGAGCAGGAGCTAACGGACCAAAGCAAGGCACCGGGCAAGGTCGATGAAGATGTGGTCGAACGGGAAGGACCGGCGCTGGAGCCGGAGCCGGAGGAATTCGAGGTCCCGGAGGAAGCCCCGGAAAAGGAGCCAGCCACGGAGCCCGAGGAGAAAGAGATCGACATCGAGGACCTGACGAAGCAGGAGGAGAAAAGGCGGCACGAGGAGGGCGAGCCGCACATCCACACCGGGCTTCCATACGAGACCGAAAAGGAGCCGGAGGAGGAAGAGTCCGCGTCCGACATGCTGGGCAGGCTTTGGAAGCAGATAAAAGAGCCCGGCAAGAAGTCGCCCGCGTACATGGAGAAGCTGCGCAACGTCTGGAACAAGATCAAGAACTGGGTCACGAGGAAAAAGTCCTCCCTTGAGCCCGGGGAAATCCTGTCTCCGGAAGAAGACGAGGACCTGTCGGCGATACGGGACTTGGTGCGGCGGGAAAGGGGAAAGCTCGCCAAGGCCCGCACCGCCATAGAGCATCGCGACGCCAAGAAAGGCATGAGGGTCCGCTGGCTCGCGGACATGGAGTTGAAAGGCACCGTGGAGAAGGTCGGGAAGAACTATGCCACCGTGCATTGGGACGGGGGGCACGAAAGCACCGTCACCGCCAACATCCTGCTCGGCATTTCGCCCCAGCGCCGCCTTCAGTTCGCCGCCAAGCTCGAAGACATCGGGGTCGGGGACAGCGTGTGGTTCGACGCGAATCCCGATGCTCGGGGCAAGGTGCTGGAAATCCTGCCCGACAAGAAAGCGCCGCAGACGACCTTTGTGAAGGTGGACTGGGGCAAGCTGGGCATCCATGAAGTCCCTGTCCACAGGCTGCGGCTGGGGCAGAAATCCTTGTTCGGGGGAGCTAGGTAATGGGCAGCACGGCGGACAAAGTCGCAACGTTGGCGGTCATGGTTCCCCCGCTGAATCCCGCGATTTCCGCCACGCCTTCGGGCTACCCGGAGTTCGCCATCGTTTCGGGCGGCACCT